GAGTCGGTTCAGCATCCGCACAAGCAACTACAATCACAATCCCGACTCATCAAAGCGGGGATCTGATTCTTATTTGTGCCAACAGAAATAATACCACAGCTCCGACGATCCCTAGCGGATGGATCGTTATGTCTAGCACTGGTGCAAGTGGAGTTTCGTCGGCAATAGGTTGGAAGCTAGCTCAATCCTCAAGCGAGACAAGCGGAACATGGACTAACGCTTCAGCTATGCATTGCGCGGTTTATCGCGGAAGTACTGGCATTCTGACGATTTCATCGGCAATAGGATTAGGCTTTGCAACTTCGACTTCAGTGAGCTATTCAGCGCAAACAAACGGATTGGTTTATCGTTCTGGAGTTGATGACAATTGGTACATAGGTACAGGTATTCAGCTAAATTCCACGAACAGCCTTGAGACGGCGCCAAGTGGCATGACTAACATTAACTTTGAATCGTCTGCGGGTGTCTGGAAATCTGTACTTCACGACACAAATGCAAGTCAGTTAAGCAACTGGGCTGGAGCATCTACAACGGTGGCTACGTCAGCAACTTACCTAACTCGTGTCTTGCAGTTGTTTGAGTTTGACGGGCCTGCGTTTGGTGGTGGTGGTTCTTACTCTCCAATCGACAACATTTTAATAGGATAACCATGTCCGATAAATATCTTGGAGATTTCAAAAAAGGGCAGACTGTTCGTGTAAAATTTAACACGTTCAGCCAAGCACTTTTACCAACAACCCCATCAATCAACCCAACAGTTGCAATCTACAAAGACTCTGCGACTGAAATCACTACAACCGGAATCACTCAGCCAACCGTTGATTACGATTCAAAAGCAGGCTTTCATGAACTGGTAATCGACACTTCCGATGCGGTCTATGAGATCGGCAAGGATTACGACATTGTTTTTACAGCAGGTACAGTAGACGGAAAAGACTTGACTCGAACGATCCTTCGGACGTTCTCAATTGAGAATCGAAACACCGATGCAAACGTAACTAAGATTGCAGGGCAAACCGCTAATGCCTCTGCTGCTGTTACTTTCCCTGCCAATGTTGCAAATGAAACAACTGTTGCTAGTAGAGCTACACAAACAAGTGTTGATGCTATTCCAACTAATCCTCTGCTGACAACAGACACCAGACTCAACAACCTTAATGCTCCAATTGGGTCAATTCCAACAAATCCGTTGTTGACAACTGATAGTCGATTGAACAACTTAAATGCACCAATCTCCGCTATCCCAACCAATCCATTACTGACAACCGATGCAAGACTCAACTTCCTTGATGCTAGTATCGCAACCAGTACAAGTTCAATCCTCGGAGCAATCACAGGAATTAACAACCTGTCAGCTAAATGCAACGTGTTCGGATCAGCAGTCCTCGAAGCCCCAGAAACCGGGTCATCAGTTTATGAGTTTACGCTTGTTGTCAACGATGATGAAGGTAAGTTGGTCAATCTGGATGCAGCACCGACAGTCACAGCTACGAATTCCACGGGTACTAACCGTTCCACAAACTTGTCGGCAGTCACCAACCCAAGTGTTGGACGATATCGATTCACCTATACTGTTGCATCCACCCACCCCAGGGAAAGCCTGCGAATTGAATGTAGTGGAACAACCAGCACAGAAGCTAGATACGCTATTTGGGCAGGAGCAGTAGTTGACTTTGACCAATCAACAGTCCTTGCTCAAATTGTTTCAGACTTGGCACTCAAACCAACCCTGTTACAAATTGACTCAGGTACTATGGCCGGCAATGTAACACTACTCACTCAGCGATTATCAGAAGCTAGAGCAGGATATTTAGATGGAGTTCTACTTGCTCAAAACTTCAATCAACGAGTAGTACATGTAACTGGTGCTCACAATGTCGGTGCAGACTTACGAGAGTCACAACCAAACTCCATCCACCCGACGTCATTGGAAACTACAGTTTACAACACACTGTCAGCTAATCTGTTAGCTACTACACACACTTCCTACACCACCCCAGGAACAGTCGGCAAAACACTCAACGATACCAACACTAGCCTTTCGACCTTACTGACTAGAATACCAACAGCAACAGCTCAATTGGTAACTGATCTAACAACAATGCTTGTAGGATCCGGAACAGCTCTAGTCAAGTGGACAGCTAATGCTCTCAGCTTAGCACCCGCAGGTGGTGGAGGCGGTGGCGGTGCAACATCAGTCACCCCAGAAGCATTTATCAACCTCGACAACACATTGCTTGAAAAGAACACTTTAGTTTTCTTCAACAACGAGTCTCGAACATATTTGATAACACTTGCAACTGGTGTTTTTGATGGTCAACCAATGACGTTCTGTATTGAACGTGCAGACAAGACAACTTTGACTGCCGTAACCGGACTAACATCAATAACCAATGCTGTGTCTGTAACAATTCCCAGCATTGCACCACAAACCGATAACTGTATGCAATGGTCTCTCAGAGACTCAGCAACAGGACGTATCATTCTGTATGGCCCAGCTATTCAGAAGTATGCAGCATTCAACAACTAAAAGAATTATGGATAACGATTCACGAGGTTTAGAAGGACTAGCAATTCTTTTTGTATTTTTTGCATTACTAATTGATAGTCTAATCACCATATTTTCAGGGAGAGTACCTTGAGCGATATTGTATCAAAGATCCAAGAGATCCAATCAGGTATTGGCCCTAAACGAGTCAAGACCCCACAAGAAGAAGTCGAACAGTTTTCGTTAAGAGAACTGATCGATGCCGCTAACCGAATTGGTGCTAAGAAACCAAGTCTTAACAACATCGGTTGGACTCGTGTGGTTCCCAAAAACAATTGTGCTTGTGACTCACTAACAAAAGGGAGTTGTAATGACTCGTAGCTGGAAACAATTTCTAGCTGATGTCTCACAAGTCTTTCGCAATCGAGAAACAGTTCCTTACAACCAGATTCCACGAGAACGGTTCTTGCGAGCCATCAAACACCCGTGGGTCAGACGTAAGTTGATGACCATTTCGATTGAACAAGATGAAGAAGGTAGTCACTACCACGGTATCCTCAACACCCTAGCTAATGACTGTGTAGGCCCAGCCCCAGTCATTATTGGTGGTGCTACTGACCCAGATGTCAACACAAACATCGAAGATCAGTGGAACAAGTTCTGTCAAGAAACAGGACTAGGAAGCCAAATTAGACTCCTTCGTAGAGCAGCAGCCCGTACCGGAATCGGTATTGGTATCCCATTCAAAATGGAAAATACCAGCCACGAAGTTCGATTAGGACTTCGAGTAGTTACTGCTGAGAAGCTCCTAAATCCCCCAGGAGAAGGAGCAGAATCAAGATGGTGGGACGGTATTAAGTACAATCTCAACTGGGAACCAGTTGAAATCCATCTTGACACTGGTGAGTTCTTCAACACTAAAGACATTATTCTTTGGTGGAAGAACAAGTACGAAGATCAAATCTGTGGGATTGTAGAGTGTGCTCCGGCCCTATGCATTTTCCCGTCAGTCAAAAGATACTTGGATGCTGTCATCCGTAGTGCTGAGTTTCGTTCAGCAATCCCTATGGCTCTCAAGCTCGACCCTACAGTGTGGGGTAAAGAAGCAGCAGAGTCAGTAGGTATGCCAGAAGGAAAGTTCGAGTACGAACCTGGTATGATACCAACCCTTCCCCCAGGAACAACCTTGGAAGGGTTATCCTATTCAGGAACCACAGCAGAAGATGCAGAAGCACTCGATGCTATGGTGGGAGCTGCTGCTCGTTGTATTAACATGCCTGTCAACCTGGCAACAGGTAACAGCCGTAAGTACAACATGGCTAGTAGCCAAGTAGACTTTGGGCCGTGGAAAAACACAATCAACATTGATCGAGAAGATTTTGCCCCAGTGATCCACAAAATGGTTCGTCTGTGGTCAGAAGCAGGAGCATTAGTTCCTGACTACTTTACTGCTCGAACAATTCGATTTGTCAAGGAAGAAGGACTTAATTACTCGTTAAGTTATTCTCAAGTGTTCTCCCACCCCGACCCCCAGAAGATCAGTAACAGCATTGCGACTGACCTTCAAACTGGTGCTACGACTCTCGTAAGGATTTACACAGAACGTGGACGTAACCCACGGCGAGAGATTCAGCGAGAAGCAGACTTGCTTGGTATTACATACGAAGATATGTGCGAAATACTTTTAGCTGGTCGAGTCTCGTCAGCCGCCACTATTTTGTCCGATCCAGAAGATCCAGAAGATGATACTGAATCGGTAGACCCACAAGAGGACTCTGATGAAACTCAGTAAACGACTCGAAGCTATCAAGTCTGCAAGAGACCGTACTATCCACAATAGTACACCCACTCCTGCTCCAGTCTCCTACAAGCCAGTTGAAGGTGAAGCAATCTTCAATCTAGCTACACCAGCCTCCTCCCCAGGAAAAGACGAGAACGGGCTAGTCAAGTTCTCGTTTGCTGGTTACTCTGGACAACCCGTTAGTCTCCGAGACTACGGTTACGAATATCCGATGATTTACAACATTAGTGGTATGGAACACAAAAACTCCATCCCACTCTTGTTTGAACATTGGGAACCAATTGGTCACTCGACCTCGATAGTCAAGACAAATTCAAGTGTCAGTGGTGAAGGTGTGGGTTCTTACCCATCCACAGCCAGAGACACTGTGACAGAAGCCTTGGCAAACGGTTTTCCTTTCGAAGCCAGTATGGGGCTTCGAATCACTAACAAAGAAGATATTATGTTCCTGAAACACGGAGTTAAACGTACTATCAACAATCGTGAAGTAACGGGGCCAATGTACGTTGCTGAACGTTCCATCCTCAAAGAAATGACAATCACGATGTCTGGTCGTGATTCGGACACAAACTTCGGTCTCTTGAATAAGGAAGCACAAATGCTTTTGAAAAACTCCACTCCTGATGTTCCTCCTGCTCCTCCTGCTGTACCACCAGCAGCCCCAGCAGCTCCTGCTGTTCCACCAGCTCCCCCTGCGGCTCCTCTACAGAACGCAGCTCCTACGACTCCTGTTGTTCCACCTGCTCCTGCAGCCCCTGTTGTAGGTCGTGCAGAATTTGCTCGTATGGCTCGACTGATGAATTCGTATCCTGACCATGCAGAGTCCATCGAGACTCAATATGCTGCTGGTACGGATCTCACCGCTATCGAAAACAGCATCAAGCTGAAACTCTTTGAGAACGGACTTCCACAAGTTCCAAACCTCACACCACAACAACGATCGTCGGCAAGTGACGAAATCGTTGCACAGTTCGCATTATCTTGCAATATCTCCCCAGAAACGATTTCCAAGCACGTCGACAAGAAAGTTCTTGACAACTGCATGATCGGATCTCGTTGGAGCTTTGTTGAAACCTTGGTCAACTTGGCCAACAGCACCGAACGTCAACGACGATTCACTGGTTTCAGTGACGTTGACATTTTGTGCAGCACCATCAAGACCTCAACCCAACAATCGTTCTTGGGAATCAACAACAGTGGATTCTCCATGATCGATATGCCAAACCTTCTCAAGAAGGTTACGAGCATGATGTTGGAAGAACGATGGGCAATCAACACCCCGTTTGCAGTTCAATACCTCAAGGAAGAATCCAACAAGGACTTCCGGATCACCCAGAGAATCCGTCCAGGTGGCGGTAAGATTTGGGATGAAATGAAGAACGACGGTAAAATCGAAGAAACCGAGTTCGGCAAGGAAACCGAATATCGATCCAAGCTCTCGACTTCGGCTCAGTTGGTTGTGTTCAATCGTGAGGACATCATCAACGACGATATGGGTGTGATTGCTGACATGCTCGATGCGATGGTCGAAGGTGCATTGATCGTTCCAGATATGAAGCTCGGCAAGTTGATGCTTGTCAAAGCAGCAGCAGCTAACTCGTTCTGGGTCGATGCTGATAACAGCCGACAAAGCTTGGCACTTAACCGAGCAAACCTTTCAACGGCTTACAACGCTGTACGTCAGTACAACGAAAATCGTGGCAAGAACTTTGTCAACCTCATCAACGATCGTTGGGTTCTCATTACCTCGATCACTGGGGAAGAAACTGCTTTCGAATTGCTCAGGCAATCCCGAATCGTCCAGGAAACTGGTGCAGCAAGTCCATCCAAGACTGGTGAAGCAAACTACTGGTTTGGTAAGCTCGACCAGATCACGTTCCCCCAGATGAGCAACAGCAGCTTGTTGGGAACTGGAACCTTCGTCAGTGAGAACACCTGGTTGCTGTGGCCGAAGTCGCAACGATTCAGCCCATACAGCATCACCTACTTGCGAGGTCAACGACGACCAACCATCGAAGCTGTCGATCTTCCAGCCAACATGCTGGGTGTCGGTACTCGTGGTTTCTGGGACATCGAAATCAACGAACGAGAACGAGAAGCTGTTCTCCGAGCTAACGGCTAAGACTAGCTGTTGCTTGACATCATCGCTGACACCTATCAGCTTAGCTCTGTAAGCCGAACCAACATTCAGCTCACGGACAAAGCAGTCTAGGAGAGTTTAACAGAGCAGACCAAGTTGTTTCCTCCTTAGCAACTTGGGATAATAAAATACTCTCCAACCTAGACCTTAGTCCGTGAGCTTTTCATGAACAACTTCCACAAGGAAACACAGTTATGCCTATTTCGACTCCAAACCGAGTTGCCGATCCAGTGATGCTGGAAAGGTACGATGCACCTTGCGTAAAGAAACAAGGTGGAGCAATCTCCGTCAACTACTACAACACCACTGGCAGCACCATTCTTCAAGGTGAACCAGTCTTGTTCGGTGGTCGAGTTGGGATTGCTCAGTCAGTCATCCTCCCAGGAACACAAGGTACACTGGTTATGGACTGGCTTGTTGAAGCCAGAATCGGTGGTACTCTTGCTGCTGACATCCTCCAAAACGACACCGTATGGTGGAGTTACGACGTTGCTTCTGTTGCAACAAGTGCTGTTGGTGGTGCTGTTCGTACTGCTCCAACCAATGGTTTCATTCTCGGTACTGCGGTCATCCCAGGTGGTGCAGTTACCTTGAATGGTTCCAACAAAGCAATTGCTGCTCCATCTGGTGCAACATCGGTTCGAGTGCTGCATAGTGCAGAACCTTCCCCAGCAATCGGAACGGTTACAACCTTCAACTAAGTGCGTCTTGGAGATAGTTATGAATATTCTTTCCTGGGGGCTGGATTTCTTGTATAAACAAGCAGAACAATTCACTGATGTTGAGTTGCTCATTGGTTATCCTGGCCAGCCCCAGTTTCGAATAATGGGTACTATCTCCGAGTGCAAGCACTTATTTGATTCCGCAGCAGTTAAAGTGCAAGCTCCTAGATTCCATATTATGGTTCCCACCCAGGAGCTTGCCAAGTACGAAATTATTCCGGTTCGAGGACTACAAGTTATCAACCCCGCTACCAACGTGACTTATGAACTCGTCCTCGATGCAAAAGGTTCTTACTTCTACAACGATGGTGAACACCGTCGCACAGTATTAGTGATGAACGAGAAAGGTTCTTCATGTTAGCCGAACTAGCCGAATCAATAGCATCCTACCTCAACTCCCTCCCAGGAACAACGTGGGGTGACTATAAGCTCGGTACTTACGTTACAGCAGAAACAGCACTCGATCCTGAAAAGGTTCGTCAGTCGTCTGGAAACAAGTTGTACGTGATGCCGTTGTTTACTGGAATCTCAATGGATTCTTCGACTGGTCGGCATAGAAAAGTTTCGATAGCTTCTCAACCACTAATCTCTGTAACTCTCTTAGTTCCATTTACTTCGTTTAGCAAGAACGACGTAACAGACTGGCAAGAAGTCAGAAAAGTATTAGACCTTCGAGAACGAATCGACTTAGCTATTTGTCGTAAGGAGTGGGAACCTTACAACCTTAGTAACGTCGATGCTCAACCACCAGTTGAGATCGAACTCAATCAAAGAACCTTCTTGTCATCGACCGAGTTTACTTTCGCAACACAGGTCTGCTAGCATGTTTAAGTTTGTTGCTCGATCACTGTTCTACCTACAAAAGTTCAACACTCGTGTTGATCGAGGTAAGAAACAAGGTTTGTTTAGAACAGCAGCACTCATTCGTGGTGCATCCATCCGAACACTCAAGATCAGCAAACAAACCTCCTCCCCAGGAAATCCGCCGTTTGCCAAGACTCGTGGTGGATTACGGATCATCGAGTTTGTTGTTTACGGTGATGCCGCAATCATCGGGCCTGTTAAGTTTCCAAGTAGCGACTTTTTCAATCAACCTGTTCCACACATTCACGAGTTTGGTGGAACATTTTTCAGCCAGTTTACATACTACTCCTATCCTGAACGATCTTACATGGGGCACACCCTCAAGCAACTAACTGCTCGTGGTGCAATCGCTAAAGAGTTCAAGGTAGGATTGGCTCGACAGTTCAACTTCTAACACAAGGACAATTCCTTATGCCAGGACTTACCGATCTTACAAATTGCGACAAGAAAGGCTCAGAAGTATCGTTGTACTACGATACTGCTGATGATCCTTCGACCGCAGGTGGTTCATCTTGTACCACTCCAGTGTGGGTTTACCACAAGGGAATCACAGGAGATTTGTCAATCAACGACACCGACGACGAAGAAGAATTGTCGGTTCGTGACCCAGACATGTTTTACAAGCAATACAGCGAATCCAAGAGTGACTTGGAAATCTCTGGGGAGCAAGTAGTTGATCCAGCTTACGAAGGATACATCTACGTCAACTCAGCCCGCCCAGGAGCATACGCAAGAAACTTCTTGGCTCTGACCGGGTACTTGACCGAAGTCGGCAACGTCGGTTTCAAAGGAAAGTTCCGTAACTTCGACCGATCTATCACCGCCCCAGAAACCGGAGCACCAAAGCAAAACTTCAAGCTCAAACCAGCAGCTTGTGTTAAGTCTGGTTGCAAGATCACTCCAGTTAAAGTTGCCACCGCAGGAACACTTGCAACCTACGATCCTGGTGCTTTTGCTGCTTTGGATATTCGATCATTGGCCGAAGAAATCAAAGCACACTCGATCTACCAAGCTATCAACCGTACAACCGCAGAAGAAGTTTTCACTTCGGTCGGCCCACTGTTGAAGTTCCTCGGTGAAGCAACAGTCGATGATCTGCTTATCAGTTTTGTCGACGCAAGTCCAATCCCCCCAGAAAACCGACCACGGTCGTCACGACGATTCAAGGCTAACCCAGTTGGTTTGGGTGGATTCAATCGAGCAGCTTTGCTAGAAGCTCTTGACAACATTGTCAAGAACGTCTAAGAAACCGAGAATAAACTTATAAATTTATTCTCTCTGTTAAACATTACTATCCTATGACTCTACCGATTACATCTGTCTAGTTGTAATCCTTGTGAGTCATAGGATAGTCGTCTGAATACCCGTATTTTTACCCTCTTTTGGAGACATCATGTCTAAGACCGTCAGCAAGTTTTCGTTCAATGAGAAATCGTATCCAATCGTCATCACGTGGTCATTGGCGTACAACACTCTCCCAGAAAAGTTCAACATCGAAATCCTCAAGTTGTTTGTAGATGAACAACTCACCCAGGCAACAACTCACCGCATCCTAGTCGACGATGACCTTGCACTTCGACTGTGCTGGTTCTTCCTTGAATCACAAGTTACTTACGATTGGGACAAGTTTCTCGAACTACTCGACAGTGAACCAGAAGCTATCGAAAACTTCCGAGAAACATTCTGGAGTGCCATCGTAAATTTTTCAAGCCCCCAGAAGAAGGGGGTCTTGCTGGAAATCTGGAAGGTGCTGAAACGAGAGATGAAACAGTTGAGTCTCGATATGGACAAATCATCGAGGTCGCTTTCAGAGCAGAATCCAGAGGAATCGACATAAACTCCAAGACTCTTGGAGAAATCATGTACATCGAGTTGATTGCTAGTGAACGAGACCAAATCAATTGGGCATGTTCAGCACAAAGCAATGAACTCCTCCCCCAGAGAATCAAGAGCCGAAGCAAAGCTAAAGGTTCTGGTGCAGCACAGTTAAGAGCAGCAGTTGAAGGAATGGTTGCGAAAGGAAATTACTAATGAGTCGCCAAAGTATTCAAGCAGGTAAAGCAGTTATCGTTGTAGAACTTACTGATCGTGCAACGATGCAGTTCAGCAAGCTAACCAGCGGCTTGTCCTCTCAGATTATGAAAGCCTCTCGTTCTCTCCGCAACCTATCCACAAGTGCTGCTGGTGGCTTATTTGTTACTGGCTTAGCTGTTCGTGGAACCATTAAAGACTTTACTTCGTTTGAAGATCAAATGCTTAACCTTACAGTTAAGCTAGGATACTTTGGAAACCTCACCCAAGAACAAACCAACAACATTGCTGGACTTCGTTCAACCATTATGCAACTCGGTCGAACAACAGCATACACTTCTAAAGAAGTTGCTGATGCTGCCGTTAGTCTTGCTCAAGCTGGTTTCTCTGTTGATGAAATCAAGGGTAGCTTGCAAGGTACTCTCGACTTTGCTCGTGGTACTGGCTATGCTCTTGGTGAGTCAGCAGATATGTTGGCTAACGTCGTCCGAACATTCAATATGTTTGGGGAAAACGATAGTCTTGAAACTCGAATGAACACCATCACCAACGTAACCTCCCAGATGGTGAAGGCTACCCGTCTTGGTACAATTGAAATCCAAGACCTTCGAGAATCACTCAAGTATGCTTCTGGTACGGCTGGCAACCTGGGTATCAAACTTCCTGTGTTACTGGGTTTCCTAGTACAGATGTCAGAGTCTGGACTCAAAGCTAGCTTGGCTGGTACGAGTTTGAATACAGCTTTGTTGAACATGATTAAGAGTTCAGACAAGCTACGTCAGACATTTCCTACATTCAAAATATCAACGGATGCTCAAGGGAATGAAGACCTGCTCACCACAATGTATGAGCTGTTCAACTTGACTAAGAATATGTCTCGGATTCAAAAAGCTGAACTATTCGGAGACATCTTCAACATTCGTGGTGCTCGTGCAGTTTCCTCCGTCCAGGAAATCGAGCGAGTCGAAAAGTTCATCGAGTCAATTAGACTTGCTGGTGCTGAATCTCGATTAGCTGCCGCTAAGATGGAAGAAGGCCCAGGTGGTGCGGTTCGTCGTTTAACGAGTGCTTTTGAGACTCTCAAAATCACAATCGGCAAACTTGTCGAAGGTGAGTTTCTTGCACTCTTTAACATGGGTGCTTACATCGTCACCCTGTTCGAAGAATGGTTGAAGAAGAATAAGCTACTTGCAGCTACCTTCCTCTCTCTCCCAGTAATCTTCGCAGGCACAATGGTAGGAGCACTCACCCTATCATTTGCTCTATCACGACTAGCCCTAGTTATCCGTGGATTGACTGCTGCTGGTAAAGGACTACGGTCATTGGGTGGCTTGATGGGTACATCTTTACTAAACCTAAGTAAAGCACTCACCCCAGGAAAAAGACCACCATCGCAAATAGCTATTCAAATGGCTGCTTATAAGAAGCAACAACAAAAGGTAGCTAAGTTGCAGCAAGCTGTGGACATAGCTATGGCCAAAGCTCAAGCTGGTAAAACTCCTGCTGGAGCAGCTGCTGCTATGCAACGAGTAGCTCAAGGAAAACGAATGCGATCTTTAATTTCAGGAACCACAAAACTTTCTGAAATGAAAAGACAAATTGCTGCAAGACAAAACGCAGTGACATCTTTTAGTGCATTACGTGCTGCTGTTGGAGAACGACTTCAAACCAGACAAGAAACAAAGTTCTACAAGAATCGACAAAAAGGTTACAACCTTCATGCTGCTCAAATGGCTCGGCAATATCGTTTTCAATCAACACTAGCAGCTGCTGCACAAGCACGTGGAGCTAACCCTGCACCTTATGCTCAAGCAGCAGCAGGCTACAAACAACGAATGCTGGCTTCAAGAAAGTCAGCCTCACTTGCTGGTGGTTTAGCAAAGAAATCTCAAATGACCGGCATGATGCAGGGTCTAGGCGTAATTGGTAGAACAGCAGCTGTGTCTGGTAAAGGAATTCTAACCTTGGGTATAGGGTTCTTAAAGTTAACAGCATCAATTACACGGTTTGTTTTTTCTTGGAACTTTGTCGGCATGATATTTAATATCCTGCTACTGTTCGGAGATAAGATTCCTGCCGTAGTCAATGCTTTCAAAGCCTTGGGTGCTGGTATCTCTGGTGCTTTTGGTGAGCTTGGTAAAGTTGCTACATATGCTGGCCCAGCAATGAACTTGTTCAAGCTAGCCTTCTCTGCTTTCCAACAAGGGGAGGCAGGAGTTGGGGTACAGGCTCTACAAACTGGATTCATGGGTCTAGTAGACATCATCAAGAATCAACTGGTAGCAGCATGGAATACTTTTCTAGTCCATGTTGAGTACATGTGGATCGTCCTCAGGAAAATCTTCGAAGGTCTTAAAGTGATCTTTATGAGCATCTTTGAGGGTGTATCTAAGACTCTTGGTGTTATGGCTTCTCCAATTATGTCATCAATCGGTGACATCTTTGGAGCCATGAACGGCGGTGCTGGTGGCGGTGGTATGGCATCAATGGCTACCACAATCGTTAAAGGCATCGATATGTTTATCACAGGTTTCTTTAAGGGAATTATTTCTCTTACTGAAACTTTACAAACATTTCTTGCTGACTTTCAATCAGTCATCGGACAAATAATTAGTCGTATTCCTGGAACAGGTCAAGCTGGTGCAGCTATCCAAGCAGATGCCGCAGCAACTCGATCAGTAGCCGAAATGCGTGCCAGCTCTGCAAGAGGGGCATTAGAAACTGAACGTAAACAGCGAGCCAAGCAACTCGAACAAATCATGGCTATCTCTCCCCAGGAAGTAGCCAAACAACGAGCAGCAGAAGCAGCTAGAGCTAACGATCGTTCAGCAAGTACAAGTTTCCGAATGGATCAGGCTTATGAAGGTCTTATCGGAGCACTTGATATGAAACTGAAAGAACGAGCCAAAGCTATGGATCAACTCCAACAAGGTAGTCCAGGTATGCCAGGAGCACCAGGTAGAGCCACCCCAGGAGAACAGATGCAACAAGAGCTTCCCAAGTTCTTGCAAGCCCTCACAGGTAGTGCGATGTCAACCAGAGCAATTCTTCGAACTGATACCAAGAAGCAAGAAGATCTGCTCAAGGAACAAGTCGCACAACAACAAGAAACCAATCGAATACTCTCATTACAAGGTGGAATCGGATGATACCAAACGAAGCAAGCACCCAGATAGCACACGCATTGCTCTCTATCTTGTCTCGACACAAGACTCCTACCTTTCGTATGTTCTATGAAGATTATCGAGCACTATTCTCCCCAGTAAAAGTGCCGGCAATCAAGACATACAACATTGGTGAGAAGCTCGGTTTCGTGGATATTGATTGCCAACAAGGAATCACGTATCTCAAAGAACGGTACAACTTTGTGTCCAGCCCAGAACTTCAACAGATTCTAGTAGAGGAATCTCAACACTTCCAGGAGTAGCACAATGCCTAGTGACTTTGGGCCAAACGATATTGTTTACGAAGAAGTTTTTGGTGAATCACGAAGTTTCACTATCAACAGGCAAACAGTCACAAAAGACTTTGTATTCAGAGTTTCGAGTGACTGGTTTGTTGACTGGGCAGAATCACACTACCTCCCAGGAACTGACCTGGAAATGCTGTACGATGACAAAGTAATGCAACAACAACTACTCCCGATATTCTACGGAGTAGTTCCAATGATCTTTATGTTTTACATTAGTGAAACAGAATATCAGTTATTGTATTGTGCTAGTTTGTCAGCCAAGCAAATCAACTGGACAACATGGGAAATCAAAGTAACCTATGACATTCCAGACGACAACGGTTCTAACCAGGGTGGTGGTTCTGGTGGAGCAACTGGGCCTTCTGACGGTGAACAAAATAGTACCAAGTTTACTCAAGTGTCTTTTAACGGTAGTGTTACCACCGAGAAGATACAAAAAGCTAGAGTAGTTGAATGTCAGAGAGCCAAGAACCGACCAAGTACAGAAGCACTTCCTTATGCTAACGGTTCATACGGAATCATTGGTTACAGTGAAGATGGAATTGAAGGAGCAGAAGTCTACGTTCGTTCCTTCAAGTTCCAAATCACCCAGTACATGCCACCGACGAAGCTAACGTATTCGTACATTCGTCGATTATCCAGACTAATGACCTGTCTTAACAATAAACCCTTCTTTGGTTTCGCCCCAGGAAGTGTGATGTTTATGGGTTATTCTGGGGAGGGAGATTTGTATCAAGCTGTACCAGTGACTCTTGAATTTGAAGTCAAACCTAACTTTAAGTTCTCGGATATAACAGAAGCTCTTGCAAATCCAAACGATGAAATTGAATACATTGGTGGTAAGAAAGTAATCGTAACCACCAATCAGTTTGATACCATCTATGAACCAGAGTTTCCTTCCACCCAGGAAGCTGCTATGGTAACTTCCCCAGCAGGTGTCCACCCAGGATGGAGCATCGTATCTTACGAGTATGCTCCACAAATCTTGTCAAGCACAAGAGGTAGAGTAATTCGAGTACCTTCACACCGAACTATTCTCAAACATTACAAATACGTAGACTATATCCAATTCCAACTATAATGCCTAGACGAGCAGTCCACCCAGGAACACCCTTCCGAGAAGTAATCACAAGTAAGTTTATCAACGAACTTACTCGTCAACAACCAGCATCCATGGTAGTGGACTCAGTCTCCATTCAAAACGAATCGGTTAAAGTCTACGGACAAATCGAAACTGGTAGGACAGATGTAATTGAACCTTATGAACCTGTTCTTATCACTCAACCTATTGCACCCTACGACACCAACAATCCATCACTCCCCCAGGAAACACAAAATGTCCCGACTGTATACGTGGATAAACTTTCTCAGTTCTCTAGTCCTACTCATGGTTGGCTTCCTCATTGGGGTATCGCTCTCGGACTTATTACAGCAACCCAGGCAGCACCAGTCCTTCTCACCGGAGTATCGTTCCTCAAACTATCAGGAACTCTCCCAGGAGCTAACTTCGCCACCTATCGGGGAATTGACATTGTTAACGGATCGTTAACATACAACCTGTTTGGTAGAGCAGAAATCATCGGTACACTTGATCCATCTAAGTCACACGTTCTAGTCTCCCTCACTAGGAGACTGCGATCTAGTGTGTGCGGTCGATCAATCAATGCTATTGGTGCTGGTGGTAGTGGCCCATTTTATTTACAAGTTCCGTCCGGTGGTGGATGGAATAATACAGCAGTACAACTTACGGGACACAACCGTAGCACTACTGTTGCCGTGGGAGCTAACAAGAACATTGTTGCTGTGGAAGTCGATGGTCGTTGGGTTATTGTTTATGCGGAGTGTTAAATGTCTACGTTCAATTGTTTGACTCCTTGTTGTACTCCACCACCGCCACCCACGTGTTGCTTGACTCTTGAAGAAATCGAAGAACTTTTTCCTTCTGGAATGACACTTAACTTCGGTTCAGGTGCAATCAACATTCCCAACTCAGCTTGGCAAGCATTTAGCGGTTGTTGTGTAACCGCTAACATCGGCCCATTAGGAACAATTCCACTACCAAGTCCTGCCCCCTCCCAGGAACAGTGTACGTCATTGTGGAGCTATAATTCATCAGAAGAATTTCGGGTGAAGTACATGGTTCGTGAATATCCAACAGTTACTGTGTCTGGAACAGAAGCTGCACCGTGTGCTTATCCTTGTCCACAACCAGACTTGCTAGAAGATTATCGATTCGATGTTTTGATTCAAAAGAAAGGTGAAATAGTTTTTCGTACAAATGTTGTTCTGAACAACATTTCAGTTACAATCGGAAAAACATTTCAGACTTGTAGTTACGGTACTCCAGTTTGTGTCTACACTCTTGCAGTAACATTCAACTACGACTACTACATTAGCACTCCCTCCCAAGAATACTACTACAATCAGATCGTTGGTACAGACATTCAAACTCGTTGTGGCGATGCTAGCTTTACACAAGACACGGAGTCAGGTGAAGATAAATTTCCTGTGTGTAACTATCTTCCAGAGAGCCTCGGTGTTCCAGCCGGATCGTGGTCGATAACCAGAACCAAAGTATTACCAACACTAACCAGCCCACAAGTATTTGATCCAGACGACCCCACCCCAGAATGGTGCGACTTGCCAGGAGCTTGTGGAGCATTACCGTCAGAACAAGAACTCGAACTCTGTATTGAAGAAGTTGCTCCAAGACCAATTTACATTCAACGTGGTGAATCATCATATGAAATAACTCTTGAATGTTATTTTGGTTATAACTTCATCGACACTGACACCCCACTAGATAGTCGATGTTATGCTGTCTATACAGGTTCAGCAAGATCGTATACACTTGAGTTAATAGTTATTCCGACACCACCAGACTATGTACTCCCACTACAGTTATCGATAACTAATCCTAAAGCTCTTGATAACTGTAGCTGGGTTTGTCAAGGAGATCCTTTTTCTGTTATAACAGTTTGCGGTGGTACAGCGATCGGAACAACGTATCCTCCAACTTTTCAAAACGTCGGATACTTAGTTGACTTGATTTCATTCTCATACGTGGGAGTGAGTGCATCACTTCCTGTTTGTCACACTTATAATTCTCCTAACTGGACTCTCACATGGTAAAAGTAATCTATACTCCACCAACTCAGTCACCAACAGCAACTCCTGTCACACGAATCATCCACACCCCAGGAATTAAGCCGACAGGATACCGAGCAGTAGTTCCAACTATTCCTCCAACTCATAAAGACATTCTAGTCATTACAGTTGCAGTTGGTCAAGACTTTGCATCTATCCTAGAGTGCAACCCCTCGATTCAACAGTATGCTCAATCTATCGGAGCAGACTATGTAGCTTTAACCAACACCACCCAGGAATGGTGGGGCTATGAAAAGTTTCGAGTATACGAGTATGCTCGTCACTATAAGTACACAATCTTTATCGATGCCGACTGTGTTGTTTCCCCAGATTGTCCAAACCTAGTAGACATTCTTGGTGAAGCCGACGTAGCAATGTTTGACGACTGGCCCGACTTACACTTTAAACCTGATTGGATGATCCGATCAACAGAAGAAAAGTCGGCAGTCTACGAATCACAAAAACTACCGTTTGATACAGAAATTCCAGCTAAGTGCTTGAATACCGGAGTAGTAGTTTGTAGAAAAGAATCAGCAAGCATATGGAAACCACCAACCTATCCTCTCCCCAGGAAACATTGTGACGAGCAATCATGGGTAGAATATCAATGTCAAACATTCAAAGTATCTTTACTTCCAAGAGAATACAACAATCAGTATTGGATGAAAGATTTTGATTCATACCCATGTTTTATCAAACACTGGTCATCTTGTCCTAATCGAGTAAAGGTATTCAACAGCATGGTCACTCTCCCTCCTTGTAATTTTCTTGAAGCCGACACCGGTACTTGCAACATCATCAGTGAACTAGCAACCATCCCACACTATCCCTCCCCAGAAGAATGTCGTGGATGCAATCGATGTAGTCGTCCTCAATCAGTCAACGAAGTTACTCGATCTATTGCTAACACCATTAGACTAGAAGCTGGATTGTCTCCACTACTAGAAAAATCTGGTGGCCCAGGAACTATGCTTGCTTCATTCTTATCTTGGTTTGCTCCAACAAATCCTAATTGTGGTTGTGAAGAACGAGCAGCAATTATGGATGCTTGGGGAGTAAAAGGCTGTAGAGAAAACAGAGATACTATTCTTCAATGGTTAAGATCCTCAGCCCATGCTGCTAACATTCCCTATAGTGAAGCTGGTACTAAGCTGATACTCGAAAGTATATTTCTAACCTGTCGAGATAGTTAGTATCTTAATACGAGTGCTTTATTAGATTCATCATTAGATGAATATCATAAAGCGATAGTTAGTCGCTTGTTTAAGCTCTTTTCCTGGGTTGACGTATGTTTACTCGTTTTTATGGTTTGGTGCTGTTATACGTCAAGCTAGGGCGGTTTAAGTAGGGATTACGCCCCTATTTCGACTGACTTAACTACAGCGACTAAATATCTTTTTATGATATTAAAATGATGTTTCGGGAATTGGTAAGGATATCCGTTAGGCGGGATACTATCAAATAGTGATATTAAATTGAAATGTTTCGAGGGGTATATTTTACTTAGTACAATCCTAGAATTTTTCTGGTTTGTCTCTTGCCTACCGATACTCTGATGCGTATAGTTCAACGTGGCACTAATAGCACCAGGCGAATTAGTATCACAGATTGATACCAAACAAACAACTCGGCTAGCTTGTCTGTTATCTTCTCAGTTTAGCTAGGCCCTGTATTTGTCCTCAGTCCAGCAAGTTTCGTTTATCGTTCATCGTAAGGAAAACCATCATGCCAAGATTAGTCCAAATTGTCGAAGTAACAAACAACCGTTTCACCGTCATTAGACATTATTCCGATGTCACTCTCACCCAGGAAATCGACGGGCCTACTTTCGATCGACTCATTCCTTCTCTTACTCAAGCCGGTATTCCTCTTGAGTACCCCGATCCACTAACTGTATAGGGTGCCTTTCTCCCTTGAACCGTCAATGCCAGATTGATGAGTGCAGTAGTGATCCGGCTGGATAGTAGAACACCTTGGGTTCCACGTTCTACTATCCAGCTTTTTTCTCTCACCCGTTTCGTTAGCAACAACAATCGTCAACAACCGTCCTTCTATATCTTCTATGATAGCCAATAATTCTCCAATTCCTCCCCCAGAAAAAACCCACAATTGGGCCTCGTACGGGAGAAATCATACAACTTTTTTCTCAATTAAAAAAACCCAAGACGGCCTCTCGTACGGGAAAAACTTTCCACAAAAAAACCCAGTGGCCGGCCTCGTACGGGAAATTTTCCAAATAAAAAAACCCCAAAGTCGTCTTACACGTGTACCTGGGTGTGGGGTAGGCTGTTGTGTGTGAGTGCGGGTGTACTGGTCAGCTAGTACACTCACCCCCCCCTGTAGAGGGGTATCGGGTGTACGGGTGTGCTAGTACACCCTTCGACTGTCATTCTGGCAGTCGGCTGTCATTCTGGCAGTCGTCTCAATTTGAGAATCTTTTGGGTTTGGTACAGAATTTGCACTTGTCTCAATTTGAGAATCTTGGTAGAATTTTTTGGGTTTGGCATACGGTTTGCATCGAACCGCAGAATTGTCTCAAATTGAGACGATTCCCAAAAACTAAATGTCCAAGGGAGAATTTTAGAATTTTAGAATCGACGTAAAGCCTTATCCGATAAGGGTTTACAACAATGTCCAGAATTTTAGGATTTTCTAAGGCTTGACTTTTGCCTATAATCCAATGCCCACGGGGGCAAGCCGATAACGGCTAGACAAGATCCAAACCCAGTTCACCCAGGAATCCAGCAAAATGCAAAAATTTAGGTTACACACCCGCGATTACAATTACCTCCAATTGTTGATTGGTACTCTTTTACACAGAGCTAAAAGAATACCTTGGAAAGCGGATATCCGCTTAAATCCAGATTCCAAAACAATTGATATCGAATGTTCATTCGATACAATGGATAGAATCGAGTCGTTTTTAGATACGATCATGTCGGAAGAATATCAAATTGAAACCGTCGACTAGTCCAAACCCAGTTCACCCAGGAATCCAAACCGATGTTAAAAATTCTATCCGATTCGAGTATCCCTATTTCATCATTTTTTGAAGGGTTAGAACTACACTTTCCATTAGTTCATTTTGAGGGCTGTATTTTGTTGCCAAACCGTAGGCTATACGTTAGAAAAATCGATTCCAAAACAGTAGCCGAGATTTTGGAATGGTTGAATGATTATGTTTTCCCCGAAAACTCAGGCTACTGGAATTTATCGTCAACAAAACAAAACAGAAAAACATTCTACTTTATCGAAATCCTTAGTAACTAAATACCCCCAGGATTGCCCAGGGGAATACGTTGGGCAATCCTTTAACTTAGTCCACAGTGGACTAGGTTTTAATTCGGCTAGTTGTTTTGCATAGGCTACTAGCTTTACTCTTTTCCTATAGGGGAAAACATTATGCAACCAGTACAATCAGTTTCAACGTCCGAATTGGCAACCGTTTTGGGGTTGCTCCGCCCTAATCAAATTCGGCAGGTTCGGTCCGACGAATTGACGAGCGATGAAGTCGCGATACTCAATCGCGGTGTGGTTGGAAACTCTTTTGTTTGTTGGGTATCCGCAACCAGAGAAAACATTGAAAAATTGTTGGGCTGTCGTCCCTGTCGTGAAGGCGAAAACCCTACGGTTACAATTGGGGGGACTGGGTACGTATTCGAGAATAATAAGTATAACCGCCCCTTGTCACTTACTCGAATTGCTCCAATGAGTAAATCGGGGACGTATGCCCATAGTCAAGCTAACCGGAAGTGGGGTGCTGGTGCTGGTATTTTGGTTTTCGACGATCGCGGGCAGATAGTGAGTGCTCAGCACTCGTTGATAGCAGCGTTGCACGTTGCGATACTCAATCCAGAATCCCTAGCGGATTTATCGTTCCTATGTTTCTTTGGATTGCCCCCTCAGTTTCGGGACTGGTCTGACAAGGGCAGGGCAAGAAACAAGACTCAGGATTCCTATGGCGACGAAACTTTATTCACTGAGGAACTAATTGGAGCTATCCAATTGGAACGTACACCCCCAGGAAAAGACAGGATTACGGAGCGTACTGGGTTAATCAAGCTACGCTCCAAGATCGCTTCCAATGTCCTCAATCGGTTTGGGGGCAAGAATATCAGCAAAACGGGTGACAAGTTAAGCTGGCCCGATGAGAAGGCGTTTGCCGATAGGTTTGCCGATTCTCAGGAATTGGAAAGACTTTGTGTAACCCTATGGGAATCCGCAAAGTCACCCAGTGGCAAACAAGATCGTCCATTTATGGATCTTTTCGAGCTATCAATCGTCGGGGCAGGGTTAATCCTAGCTTCCAACCGTCAAGACGTAATTGACGCTGAAATAGCCGAAAACGTAGTGCGAGAATCCGACGAAGCCCCAGAGGACTACACGGAGCGAAAACTTGCCTACCAAGCTAGTCTTTTGGCATCGGATAGCGATATCCGGCTTGACTGGGAATTGGTTTCCAATGTCCTAAAAATGCTAGCCGAATCGTCGGATAACGCTGGCCCATTGGCAACCGTTTTCGGGGATCTATTCAACAAGAAATCGAAGGACAAGAGAACGGATAAATTTACATCGCTACTCTATTCCAAGCTATCAATCGCTAGCATGAGTGCTTTCGTTGAACTGGTGAAAAACATCTTAGCGGGTGACACCACTTCATCGGTTTGGACTTCATACCGTATCGTCGATGAAAAGGCCCCAACGAGTTATCGTTGTTTTGGTGGGTTGGATATCGGATACGTAAATTCTCGCAAGGGTAAGGACAAGTCTGACGAATAGCCTACGATAGTCGATAGCCTCAAAAGATAGATACCCCAGGAATAACCCCCTGGGGTATTTTCGTTTTATAGCCCCATAATAGCCCCATACGCTACACCAAACCCAACTAAGCTACAATTCTACCCCAGGGTAGCTATCTATCGGCTAACGCTACGCTAGCCCAGTTAAAACCGATTCCCCAGGAATCTACCCCAGGCTAGCCTACGATCTTACTAGCCTACAATCCAATACCCCAGGATACAATCCGATACAATAGCTACCCTAATGCTAGCCCAGTAACATAAGTTTACCTAATGCTATCCGATAGCCTTGGATCGATTCTACCAAT